AGTATTACCATCCAAATCTTTTGCTAAGTTTGTAATGAAAGAGTTTCTTCTTTCATGTGATATCAGATATTGAATCTCATCTTCATATGTTTCAAACTTGTTTGGAGAATGTTTTAGAATCAAACAAGTGATATCTAATTTAGATACATGACCCTTCTCCATAAGTTCAGCAGTTCTTGTAATCTTGTATGCTGGACCAAAGAGACCCTCTAAGACCCATTTATGCGTCTGTGACCCGTCTAAAGTACCTGTGAACCCAAACCTATACTTTGCATGGTGTAGGTTAGTCATAATGGAGACTAGAGACTTACTCTTGAAGAGGTGTGCTTCATCTCCAATCACCACATTAAATTTTTCAAACCATTTTCTTTCTAACTTGTATATTGATTGCCAAGTTGTTATAGTAACTGGTAGGTCACTCTCTCTTTCTTTTCCAGAATAAATCTTGTGGCAGTATGAATCAACATCCCAACCATAATCTTGAAAGTCTTTATACATCTGTTCTACAAGAGATGTCGTCGGAACAACTATCAGGATATTTTGTTTCTTCGCTGTATAGTACCTTACAAGCGAATAGATCATCAGAGATTTTCCTGATGCAGTCGGAGATATTAATAATCTTCTGTTATGTCTTAACGCATCGTATACACCCTCAACCTGATAGTCTCTGGGGGAATACTTGCAAATAGATTTCATATAGTCTTTTACACCTTCACGAGAAATCATCTCGTTCACTTCAAAGGGAAGACCATAATATTTGTTATCTACAAACTCGTAAGTATATCCTCTTTTCTCACAAAAACTTATGAGTTTATCTAGCAGTCCAACATAGATTTGTTTTGTACTAGCATTATATAAATGTATCTCTCCGTTCCAATACCTGCTTCTATATTGAGGCATGAACTTTGCACTCTCTACCTCAAACTTAAAATGATCTCTGAGTTCATAATCAACATGAGGTTCTGCTTTGACTTTAAGATAAACCTCATTTGATTTCGTAATGATTAAATCAGACATTCACATGATTCATATGCTATGGGTATTTATTACCCCAGTCCAGCAATGAATTTATTGAATTCTATAGCGTTTTTAATCTGATAATTTCTTTGATGTATCTGCTTAAGGATGTCTTCCAAGTATGATAACATCGTATCGTAATAATCAATCTTGAGAGAAGATGATGAAAGTTTTTCGTCCGCATCAAGATACTTTGTCATCGTATCTTTATCGCGAATCTTTTTTGGAAATGGATTCTGAACATAAACATCTGGATCTGATTTTCCAGAGTAATATTCATATCTTTCGTGGCGAATATTTTTTCTCTGCTGCTCTGCTTTCTTTCTTAACAGAATAAGATTGTTATAGATGTCATAATATTTTGCATGAAGAGAAGGAATCTTTAAAGACTCTGTATGTAAATTGTCGGGATCTATGACCGCATCCTTCTCCCACATCTCTTGAATTTTTTCAAGATTAAAATTCATAATTTATTATTTCTCAAATCATAGATATCGTATATAGTATACTTGAAATTGACTTCACATGTAAAGTATTCATAATCTCCAACAGTTGCATCCATCTGCAATGCACCAAGAGAATATGGAAAAATATTTTGAAACCTGACTTGAAATTGTGGAAGACTCTTGCTATTCAACACAATCATGGTTGCATCGGAATACAAGTTTTTTTGATCAGTAAATCCAGTATAGTCTTCTCCATCTTTTTGATAATTATAAATCTCAGAAAGACTTTCTGGATAGGAAATTCCACGAATCCAACGCTGGATTTCCATATAATTTTTTAATTCTTCATCAACCAAAAAGTTCAGACTCAAATCCTCAAATGCAGGCTTATCTCCTGGAATTGGAATATTTTTTAAATACGTTGGTTGCTCAGCAAAACCAACAGAAAATCCTGGTATGTTAACCTTGTTTCCCGTAAAGGAAACATATGGTGCTCTATTGATTGTAAATTCAAAACCAACCCCAGCAAGATAGTTTCTATTCTCTAACTGATCTGTATTAACACTTCTTACTGGTGATTGTCTTTTTCTAGTTGAC